GCCCCCTGCAAAAAGGCGATCTCCGCCGGACCGGCTGCCGCCAGGGCGTCCAGCGAAACGCCCCGGGCGGCATAAAACGCCATGAGATCCAACAGAGGGTCGCGGGCGATCAGTTTTTTACCGTTTCCAGACCCGGATCAGCAGGATCTTCCGCCTGCTCTTCCGTCTGCGGCGCCTGGGGCCGCTCAGGCAGCAGTCCCATAAACTGCAGCGCCTTGCCGCCCAGGGCATCCTGCTCCGGCAGGGAGAAGAGGGCATCGATGATGCGCATGGGATCTTCCGCCACGCCCAGCTCCGCCTGGAGATTGCGGTCCTGCAGCTGAGGGCAGACGGTGTACAGGGCGTGCTTGCCGCACTCCAGAGCCTCCAGAGCCCCATTGGCAGAGGACAGCTCGCCGTAGATCTCCAGCACCGCCTTCTGAGGCGGCATCCGGACCTCCAGCGCCATGTCGCTGCCGGGGAGCTCCAACATCCCCACTTTCAGCTTGTCCGCCTCCCGCTGCTCCCGCTTGGCGATCAGCTGCTCAAAGGTAATGCGCTTGCTCATACGATGGCCTCCAGATTCTTATAGGTCTCCGCCTTGAAGGGATATTCCTGCTCCACGGCCTTCTTGGCCTCAATGTTGGCCAGGGCCACCTCGGTAAATACCACGCCGGACACGCTCCAGCGCTCCACCTGCTTCGTGGTGGGATTGGTCAGAGCTGTGATCAGCACGATGTCCGGCATCACGCCGGTGCGGTATCCCTCCGCGATGGCCACTTCCAGGGTGCTGTCCGTCTTCTTGCTAGTCAGCGTCCCTTCCACGTTGTAGCCGTTATAGATGGGAAAATTCCCGAATTCCCCACAGAACGAGGCGTCTTCAAAGTCACCGGTGACCTTCACCTCGATCTTGGTCATCAGCGACACGCGCTGGCCGTTGATGAATGCTTCGCTGCACGAACCGTGCAGCACCTTTGTCTGTTTTCCCATGGTTGCCTCCTTATACCAGCGTAATGCCGAACTCCAGATTGCCCATGGAGCCCAGGATCTGCACGTCTCCCGCCAGGAACACCGTCCGCTTAAAGGGCGTGGCCCGCACCGTGGCGTCGTCCCAGTCGGCGGCCTCCGACTTGCCGGAGCCGATCCAGGCGTTGCGCTGGGCGGAGACGTCAATATCCGCTGTGTTGTCGTGGTCGGGATTCAAGACATTGTCCGCTGCCAGGCCGTCAAAATAGTAGTTGACGGCACTGACAAACAGCATTTGATTGGCCTGGCTGTTGCGGTACTGCCCCAGGTACTCATCCCGGAAGGTCCGGGCAATGTCGTCCCGCATGAGGTCCATGGCCTCTACCGTCTCGATGTACTTCATGTCCTCGGTCTTGGTAGAGCCGTCGGTGGTGGTCAGGGAGTTGACGTCCACGCCCACCCGGACCTCATCGTCGTCGTTGATGAGGAGGAACTTGCCTTCGCCCACCACCGTGTCAGGGGCTTCCGGCACGCTGACCCGTGTCAGATTCGGACACAGCTTGTTGGTGGCTCCCCGCACCACATTGCAGGAGGCCAGCAGGCCCGCCAGAGACGGGCAATACTTCTCACCGGTGACCTCGCCCCGGTCGTCCGCAAAGGTGACTTTCTCGTTGACAAAGTTCACTACATGCATGGAGTCCGGCGGCGTGGTGTTGAAGCAAAGAGCCTTCCAGCTCTTCATCTCCAGCTCCCGGGCCTTGATCCAGCTGGCAAGATCCGTCCAGTCGGAGCTTTTGCCGTCGGCAAAGGTGATCCAGCCGGTCTTCTCGTACTGGGTGAAGATGCCCGCCGCGTCTGCCAGAGTTTTCTCCGTGCCGATCTTGACCACGCTCACCCGCAGCGGGCCAAAGGACAGGGCGTCCTTGATGTACTGCTGGTTTTCCTTCGTAAATTCTTTGTCGCTCACCTGGGTGGCGTCGCCATACTGGAAAAATGCCCCGCCGGCGCCCTCCGTATCGTCCCGGACAATC